TGATGTTGATTTTAGTAGTCGACTACTTGTGGTATAGCAGCTCTTTGGCGAGAATTTACTTGACTTGAAGAAGGATCTCTGTTGACGGTAGTGACAGGTGCAGCTCTATTTTGATCGCGTAATAATTTTTCGAGACCATTAGTACTAAGATCCAATGCAAAGTCACCGGAGTTTCTTAGATTCCACGATCTAAAATTGAATTTTACGTTTAACTTCAATATATCTGATGAACCCCAGTTCAAAGACATATCTGAGATAGATACTGGAAAAGCATCTATAAGATCTATGATAATAGGTGGTTTCTCTACATATTCAATGTTATCGCTGTACACTACTATAGTTAAAGTAGTAGCATAGTCATTTTTATAAGACATCTGATAGTGACTGTTACTGTCGATATCAAAATCGTATATAAGCTTCATCCAGTTTTGAAAGAAATTCCAAGTCTTTGCTTTTCTATCTATTCTAAAAGATACATCGCAGTCAGTAAAAGCAGCACCCCAAACAGCTTTTTCGAGTGTACCGACTCCCTGTCTTCTGATCTCTGAAGTCTGTAGACTTATACCCGGAATCATAGCAGATTCAGCATAGAAGAACAAAGAGCTAAGATCTCCGTAAGAAGACGGTAATCCGTTTGGCTTTGTTACAAGAACACCAAACTTGTTGTTCTTTAGAAAACCGCCGTTAACGGCTACTTCAGCTTTTAACTCGTTTATGTTGAATGGCATCTATTTACACCGATAAGAATGAATCTTTGAAGACACGAGACTTGTTAGCTTTAGCGAATCTTTCAGTCGGTAACATCAGAGCTTTGTCCCAATTTTCAGTTTGTACGAACAGGTATTTGCTTTGAACATGCCCGTATAGGTATCTCTTAAAACACGGTGCAAAGTATTTAAACCTAGAAGCACCCTTTAGTATTTGATATGAAATCTTTAATTTTGTACTATCATCATATTTATTGTTGTTTCTAAGAGTGTATAAAGCATCCATAAGCTTAGCTCTTAGTTGGGGCGCTATATAATGTAAGTTCAATCCGTAGAAACCATCTTCTGCAAAATCTACAAGAATGATGAGTGGAAACTTATCATAGTAAGGAAGAACATCTTTTGTTTTAGGATCATAGAAGTACATGAACATCTGACCTATGTTCATTCTGTTCAAAGAAGTACGAACGTTATCTTTGTCGTTCATTAGTTTGGGTGCGTTTACAGTAGCTACGTTAAAGGCGGCATCACGAAACCATTTAATAGACTCCTGACTAAAGTCATTAGTTATACCGGCTTTAGAACCTTTATTAGCTAAAGTTTGAAAGATATATGCCATTAGAACTTGATATCCAATTCTCGTTCTGTGAAAATATGAAAAGACCATTTACGATCTGCACAGTATTCTGCAGCTGCTTTCCATTTTGCTTGATTAACACCGTACGTCATAACTTCAGTGATATACCTTTTTGTTGGCTTTTTTTGTACTGCCGGCGGTTGTGTTTGAGCGGCCGGTTTGACTTCTATGATAGAGTTTTCAATCATACCCTGCTTATTTATTTTTTTAACATAGAAGTCAGGAAAGTAACGATGCCATCTTCCATCTACCGGCGACTTGTACGGTATAAAAAACTCTTCAGAGCTCCATTCCAACACGTCCGGATGATTATCTAGATGAGACATCAACTTAAGTTCCCATCCAGACCTATAAATAATATTACTTGGATTACCACGATATTTTTGTGGATTCTTTGGTTTAAAATAGCCTTTGTATGCCATACTCTATTTTCTCATAATAAATAATTATTTATAAGGTAACACATGGCTAACGGTACGACTCAACAAGTAATAAATATAATTGGACAAACAGTTATAGCTGGTTCTGCTTTAGCTGCAGTTTTAGCGGCTGTAAAAGGTGTGCAGTCACCTCAAAACACAGGCCCGCTACAGTTTCCTAAAGATCTAGATATAAGTTACAGTTTTAGTTTAAACTTTTATCAATACAGCAGATCTAGTCTCTTGAGTGTAGGAACACCTTCACCTCTTGGATCTTTGACTCTACCTATTCCTAACAATTTAGGTGATACGTACTCTGTTGCTTACGGAGAAGAATCTTTAGGCACAGCTCTCGGTGGAGGAGCCAATGCTTTAGCAGAAGCTGGTGCAACCGGAGATTTTTTAGGAGGGATAGGCAACGCTGTTGCTGCTATGGGAACTGGTGGTATAGCTAATGCTCTTGGTGGTGCAGCAGGTGGTCTTGTGTCTGCTTTTGCAGGAGTTGCAGCTAATCCTTTCATGACCGTTCTGTTTAAGAATCCTAATTACAAGACTTATGAATTTTCTTGGAGACTTTTTGCTAGAAGTAATGTCGAAGCGGCTGAACTAGCTAAGATTATCACTAGTATCAGATATCATATGTTACCGGATGCGGATCCAAGCAATGGAGGTGCTGTTCTTACTTATCCAAGTCTTGTTAAATGTAGAATAAATGCCGCCAGTCAAGAACTATACCCGTTCAAGTATGCAGTCATAAAAGATGCTACGTTTAACTATGCTCCCGACGGTGCACCGTCTTTTCATACAGATGGTCGACCAACAGCAGTAGATGTAAAGATAAGCTTACAAGAAGTAGAGTATTTCTTGAAATCTAGCATGAATTCAAGCGCGAGTTCGATATAATGACAGAAAATTATTTTTCCAAGTTTCCTACTATAAGCTATAATGGATATAAATCTATTAATATTATGTCACGTGTGAAGTTGCTTGACAAACTTTATAATCGACCGGAATACTACTATAATATTGATCTTCCAGAAACAGTAAGACCTGATTTTCTATCCAATGAACTGTATAAAGATTCTTATATGTCTTGGTTGATCTATCTTTCAAACAATATAGTTGATCCTTACTATCAGTGGGGAATGAGTCAGTATGATTTTAATAATTTTGTTGCAGAAAAATACGGTTCTGTAGACTCTGCTCAAAGTAAAGTAGCTTACTGGAACAACAACTGGTACGAGTCTCATGGGAATATTTCTATATCAGCATATAACAATTTAACAGATGAAGCTAAGAAGTATTTCGAACCTATATTAGTTGGAAACATAATATTGGAGTATCGTAGAAGACAAGAAGACAACATGGTCAACACCAATCAGATATGGCAATACTCCGTATCAAGCGATCTTGGTCTTTCTTTAGATGATAAAATAACTCTCACAGTCAACAACAATTCAGTTGGTAATGGTCAAGTTCTATTTGCTAACAGCTCTACTGTTAGAGTGTATCAAGTGTTTGGAAACGTTTCTGCTTATACTACTAATACTGCTAATGTTAAGATGATCACTTCTATTTCTACTACTTCGGTGTTGACAGCTAATATGTTAGCTACAAATATACCTTTATCCGAACAAGTTTATTGGAGTCCTATAACTTACTATGATGTTGAAGATATAAAGAACAAAGGACACTTCTCAGTAAAAACTCTGAGTGAAAACTATCAAAAACAGGCAGCATTACAACTAAGAAGATTACTTAATCCATGACAGCTTATAATCCCGGAGATATTATAGTTTCTGAGTTGACTGTTACATCTCATAGCGGGCAAGCTATAGACTATACAAAAAGTTTTGTTAGCTTCGATATTTACGAGAGCATATTTGCTCCGGGAATCATAGCTTACATAACAGTATCAGACGCAAAAGACAATGTGGGAGATGCTAAGATAGCCGGCGGTGAACAGGTAAGCATAGCTTTCTCTAGTCCTGGTCAACAACCGGCTCAGTATAAACTGTTGGTGAACAGCGTAAAAGATGGATCGGCTCCTCCAGGACAGCACTCAAAATCTTATCGTTATGAATGTGTTTCTGAAGAAGCTTTCAACGCTCGTGATAAGTACGTTAGTAAGAAATACGATAACAAAAACTACTCTGAGATGATTCAAGATATATTCAAGAATTTTATCAAGAGTAGTAAGAAGTTAGATGTAGAAGATACTAAAGGCATGTTCAAGCATGTAGTTCC